AAATGATATATTGAATTCATCTCCAGTAATGTTAACATTTCTTACATAATATGTAATACCAGGTAATATTCCACCTATTAGATTACTAAATGTTATGGGTGTACCTTCAACAAAACTACCTCCACTAACAGTGACCACAGTCTCGGGTGCTACTGAAAATGAGGTTACACTTAATTGAGAACTACCCACATTTTCTGTAATTCCACCAACAGTTTGACTTAGCGTTATATAAGGTGCACCCGTACCTATCATACCCAAATCTGTTAACTGCGTTGTCAACGAGACTGTAGGACCATTAGGAGCTTTACTAATAGTAAATCTGTTGCCAGGTAAAATATCTTTTACATAATATGTGGTGCCCAATTCAACTAAACCCAAAGATTCTTGGCTAAAGATTATGGGCATATTTACATACAGTGAGTCAACTGAGTCGCATAACAAGGTATTATCAAGTTGTAGAGTTTCTGTTACATTAACGGTTATTAATCCTAATTCATTTATATAGTAAAGGCCCTCCGCTAATCCGTGGAAGTCGTCTTTTATAGTTAATGGAAGGTTTACATATAAATTATCTAACCCATTTTCAAAGTCAGATAAAACAATCCTATTAAGATTATCTATCGTGACTGCTATTTGACTAGACAATAATCCTGATCCTTCTAACGCTACCCCAGTTCCCGTACCTATATCAGTAGTAGCAACAAAAGTACCTCCCACTTGTGGCACCCCTATATATCCCACAGAATTCCAGTTAGTGGTACCTATAGTATAAATTCTATAAGTATTGCCTGGTATTAACTCACTGACATTAACAAACAAATTACCTATCTGATCGACAAATTCAGTTGATGTATCAAATAATGTAAACTTCTGACCATTAATTTGTCCTGGACTTACAGGTAAAGATATATTGATAACCATATTTGTACCTGAATCAGTTGTGAGTCTTACTACATCCTTTTGGTTAGTTATAATTGATGATCCTACAACATTTGAAGTTATATTTAATAATGGGCCAAACAATGATGTTGCTAATTTTATTTGATTAGAAGATAGTATTTCTGAAACATAATAAGTTGTACCTGAAACTACTCCGCCCATCGATGGATAGAAGGCTGTACTTACGGCTTTACCTAGACCTTCAACTGCCACACCTGTTTTTAATGGATTTCCAACTGACCTAGCTATAAATGTACTACCTACTGAATATGTTTCACCTATAGTTCCTGCGATAGAATTCCAGTCAGTATTACCCACTGTATAAATTCTGTAGGGATTTCCTACAATGAATGATCCATCATTAACAAATTTTCCTGGTTCAACGACAACAATTGTACTACCTTCCGCATATCCTTCATCTACGGTTCCTGCAATATAATTCCAATCTGTTGTACTTAACTCGGTAATTCTGTACTCTTTACCAACTTCTAACCAACCTGCAAATGCGATTATATCAGTAACTATTACCGCATCGCCTACAGTAAATCCTACTGTAGAATCTAAAGTTATAGAATCATTACTGCTATCTGTTTGAGATAAGTTTGTATAAACTGGATTTTCTTCTGTGGACATAGTAAATCTTTGATTATCCACTACAGTTGTTACATAATAAGGTACATTTTCAATTATTCCACCAAAGGTTTGCCCAGTAAAAAATATAGGTGTACCAATGAATAACGTATTCGTTCCACCTGAACCTGTATTATATAAAGGTATTGTTATATAATTTGTTCCTGCCTCAGTATTACTTACAGGAAGTATGCCAGGATAATTTAATGTAAGTATTGCAGTATTTGTTTCATTACCTGTATATCCTAATAATCCACCTGAGCCCACTGTGCTTGTACTCATAGGCAATATGTCACCGTCTACTGTTGCAGAAATAGTAAACTTAGTATTATCTATTACAGATTTTACATAATATGTGGTATTAGTTAGTAAGGTAGTAGTTCCTGGATCCCCACTAAAGTAAATTGGCATACCTATTGTGAAGCCCAAAGTAGATTGTGATGCATTATCTGTGCCAGTCACTGGTTGTAATGTAATACTGTTATCTAAACTTGAGGTACTAATAATGTTGCGTGTTAGCGAAGACCACTTCAATACCTGTTCGTTCTCTACATCAGCAATTTCAAATGGTATTCCTCCTCTGCTTGCTAAAATCTTAGCTATATTAGGTTGAGTGCTTTGTAAACTCAGTGACGAGCTTGCTAATACAGCATTATAATATGAACCTGCAAAGAAAGAACTATAGAATTTACCTGCTTCCCAATCGATTAGATCACTATTATAAGTAGTTCTGTCAAATCTTAATGTTATGTTGTTTTCTCTTACAGGACTTGCAGTTGTTATACAGCTTGCCTTAGCGCCCAAATTCAATGAATGATTGGCACCTGATCCTGCATCATAAAACTCTATTCTATCTTGGTTTCTAACAGCATCACTAAAGCTGCGATATAGCCCTACAATATAAGTAGGGGTAGTTTCTAATACGTTTACATAATACCATTGATTAGGTTGTAACCCTCCTATAGGAGTTGTGTCTGTTGATACTTTATATTGAATCAAATCCCCAGTAACTAAATCAGGAGCAAATATTTGTATAGTATTAGAAACAACATTAACCTGATTAGATGTAAATACCGATGATATTGCGCTATCTATTCTAATTTCGGGAGTTACAGCATAACCTCTTCCAGGATTTTCAACTTCTATTTGCAGAATAGTATCACCACTCATTACAGCTTTTAATATAGCTGCCTCAAGAGGTGCAGGATAAACATTAGTATCTATATAAGCACTTACTTTAGGAGGTTCCGTATATCTTCTGCCACCATCTAATACCACTACTGCGGGTATATTCATGTATATTTGTGTGCCTGGCGAGTGCGTACTTATTTGTGTTCCGTCTACTCCCCTAAAAATGCCTGTCAATAAATTTAGGTTCCTGTCTACATCAGCGTATGATATTTTCTCACTACCTATAGTTATCACGCCACTGATAGGGAACCCCGATGCATTATCTACTGTAATGAATGGAGAATTTAACGATATGTATGATGCCAATACTGTTATAGGATAGTTATTCTGACCTACTAGGCTTAGTCCTCTGTTATTAAACCAATTACTATATTCAGGATTTTCCCAAATAGGGTTATCGGGTGTATATTCGTTAACCTGATTTGGATTAGAATATACTAACATTGGAGTAATAAATTGAGTGTAATTGGGATTATAGTCTGCAGGTAAATCAAAGTCAGTAATGGTGCCTCCATATAATTCTTCGCCTGTATACTTAAATACAAATTCTTTAATAACTACGTGATAAGGTTTTACTTCGTTTATATATCCTTCTAAGAAATCTTGATTATCGCTTTGGAAAACTTCATAGGGTTTTAACTGACGAAGAGTATGGAATACATCAATAAAGGATGTCTTATTTAACCACGGCAAGTAGTTTTGTGATTCTAAACTTTCGTTTTGAATGTATTCAAATAGTGTAATTAATCCACGATTTCTATAAATCAAAAGCTCATCTATTAGTATTTCTTCATTCAATGCGCGTAAAATATATCTTGTTTCTTCACTTGGATATTGGTCGTATGGTACTGTATCAAAGAAGTTGTCGCCGAATCCTGTGGATGTTTCTTGATAATCCCATAGACTTGAATTAAATCTTATTGTGCCACCTGAAAGACCTATTCTTTCCCAAGTACCTACGTTGTCTACAACCCTATAAATGTATGTTTCACTAGAGCCATTGTTGTTTTTACTCACACGTACAATAGTATTAGGTGCTATATTTAAAGTAGATAAATCTGCGTATAAGGGAACTTGTATTACTGACTTAGTTGTATCATCATAACCTGGTGCCCACCAGTTAATGTATTCCCAATAATCAGGAGTATCATATAATGGTAATGGGGGGCCTTCCCACAGTGGATTTCCTACTGTAGAGGGATTTATATTTCCTACCTTATTCAAAAATGTGCTTGCGGTATTTCTAATCTCAGTAATAGGGAACTGAACTAATACGCTGTTTACATATTGGAAATAATTCTTTAATGCACCATAACGGAATAAGAAAAAGCTCTGTCTAGGTCTTGCTAAAATACCAGTTTGTACTGCTTTAGGTAAGAATGGGTCAGGAACTACTTTACCCATTTCATCAACGCCTGACATACTATCAAGTAGTCTGTCATACAATCCTTGAGGCTGTGAACTTAATAAGCTAGGTAATCCAGGTAAGAAATCATCAGCAAAATTAGAACGTATTAAATCGAATTGTGTATGTGCTACTTCATTAGATGTACCTGTATTAAATCCAATATGTAGTACTGAATCATTAGCGTTTATATAGGCAGCCGCATTATATAATCCATATAGATTAGGTAGCAATGGTGCAAAGTAGCTTATACCTGAATTTTTAGGATTAGCAATATATGATTGCAGTATAGTATCAGATAATGTTTTACCTTGTTTAGTAAAGATAATGTTCGTATTGCGTACCCAGAAATAATATACAGGGGCAAGCTCACCTGAGGGTGTTATATCAAATTGTATGCTATAGCTTTGTATGTCAAATACAGTACCTGGTCCTGCATATGCTATAGGTGGCACATTAGATGCTACCCAACTGTACACTGCCACATCACTACCTGGGAAAACTATTCCCCATACTTCACTATTGTATGTGTTATCATCTTGGTGATAGTTTAAGAACCTGATATTTGTTGTGTCTAACCAAAGTTTACCTACATGTTCTGCACCCCAGAATAGTGTGGAGGTATTATTAACATCATCATTAAGTGTGTTATAACCAGCAGGGTCTACATTAGAGATATAGTCTAAATTTTCTCTTGCAACACCCAAAATTTTACCTTGTAGCGGATCTATGTAGTCCAAATTGTCTAGTGTGTTATTAGTTTCTGCACTGAAAATTTGTATATTTTCAACTTTAGAAATATCCACAATAGCTGAAGATTGACGGTAAATTGTCCAGTCAGGTTTACTTACTAGGCTTTCAAAAACATTTACCTTACCATTAATTGTGCCAGGTAGGAATCTAGGAGTGCCTACTATAACTGTGTTTTTATTAAAGTCTAAAGCTTCGCCATAATATGGTTGTAAGCCATAATCTAATGTTGTATCATTAATACTTTGAGCATATACATACTTACCAATGTTGGCGAAAGATTCGTTGTAATTAGGCAAGTAATCAAACATGTATACTGCACCTGCATTATTAAACTGATCTATCCATTGCGTTGCATTATTATCAAATACTGTATCATTGTCTAATGTATCATCAGTAATAACATCAAATGTCGTAGCAACAAATCTTGGACCTACAGGGGCAGATATTACTAGTGATCCCATTTCACTAAGTGCAATAGTTTTACCAAACTGAGTAGGTCCTGTATTATGTGGGCATTTAATTTCTTGTGTTTTTACATAGGTAACTAAGCCCAATTCTTTTAAACCTTCAGGCGCATCAGAATCAACATCTACTATAGTTAATTTAGATCCTGCTGTGCCTAAAGTACTGTCGATCAACTGAATAGTTATTGTGCCATTAATATTTGCTACTGCTGACACATTTGGTATATTAGCATTAGTTATGGCTATTGCCGTAGACGTAGCATCACCTACTGGTATCTGTACAGCAAATCCGTTTATTAAAATAGTACGTGGAACAGTTATGGCGACAGATGTATTACCTGTTATGTAACCGTATTTTTCCCCACCATTTGTAAATCTATAAACTGTACCTTCTTGATTGTTACCATCTAAATCAAATGGTGCTCCAACTAAAATTTCATTAGCAAAATTATTTGTCGCAGTAGAATATCCAAACTGAGTACCTACTCGTTCATCTTTTCCTGTCGTTAGTTCTTGAGCTAATCTAAATGTTTGCCCACTTATACTTAATAGATCGCCTGGCACTAAGGGCTTAACAACAATAATTTCGTTGCCTATATAAGCATAATCAGCTTCAGTAAGCAACTCACCATTAACTGTAACAAAAAGTTCTGTTAACTGTGGATAAGCATTCATTGTTAAACCACTAGTATCACCTAATTCTATTACAGAACCACCCTTTTCAGCCGATATTGTGAATTTGTCAACACCTATGAATTGTTTTACATAATAAATTGTATTGGGTGCTATATTACTACCTGAATAAGGACTAGTAAAAATAATAGGTGTGTCTACTGCCAAACTTCCTGCAGGTATAGGAGATATTGTTAATGTATTATTACTAGATAAAGTAGCTGTTATTATTAGTGGTTCTGTATCACTTGGTGACCAAGGTAGAGCAAATGTCTGTATTCCACCTTCAATTGTAGGCAGTTGAATGTTATAGTTCTGAACTATACGGTGGAATACATAAGTTTTACCCCAATTCTGAGCAGTAATGCCATCAGCATCAGGAGTGCCTATGATAACGGTATCACCATAATAATCAGTACTTATGCTGTAACCAAAATTGTCAGCGGCTCCTAAAGTAGGAATCAATAAAGCATCGTTGTTAGTTACATCAGGATCTACATTCGTAACTAACTCGTATTGATTACTGCTTTGACTTAGCCTATAAACATATACTTTAGCTAAGTCAGGTGCCGAAACATAAATCCATTTTTTATCACCTGAAATCGCTACTGATTTGCCCCAATTTGTTGAAGAGCCTACTGCAGGTAATATTTGGAAAGGTTCTAATCTGTTTACGGCATCGCCTTCATCATTTATAACCACAAATTGATACAAATGAACTCTCGGAGTCCCCGTTGTTTCGCTGATAGCAAACAAATTATCCTGGTATGCTATGGTTGTACCAAAGCTTGAACCAAATGTCAACTCTTGTCTTAAATCATATTGGAAACTCAATGTATTATAAACATAACGATATACTTTGCCTAAACCCGCATCGCCTATTAAATAACCTGCTTGAGGTGTATATGCTACAGCACTTCCATAGGTTAAAGAGGGTTGATCTGTAAATTCTGTTAACGGATTGTAGTTTATAGTTTTACGATATACTGCCCAATCTCCTGTTTGGCTTTCATCGACCCAAACTTTATTATTTGAAAATTCTGCCGACAATAATGGGGTATTAGCGATGTCGCTGGGTTTACTTACTCGTTGTGATTGGAATAATAATCCAATACCTTGTCCTGCTATATCTCTAATAGATGGACTCAAGCTCAAATTAATAATTACTCTGTTTGGATCCACTACTAACGCTACTAAGTAGTAGCCATCAATTTGTTCATTGAAGTTTACAATAGAAAAAATATCAAATTGTTTTAAATTATGGGGCCTATCAAATGTTATAGTTACTGTCTCGTTCAAATTGTTTTTAGCAAAAAGAACTTGACCTAATGATAATGGAGTCAATATTTGCCAGTTACTTAAATAATTGGCTAACCAAATATAATCTCTTACATATAATTGCGACAGGGGTACGATAACTCCATACTTATTTGTACCAGTAGGTAGACCTGAGTAAAAATAAGATGATAGTTTTACATCGTCAAGATTCACGTATCCTGCATCCATGTAAACCTGATTAGGAGTATTTACTGGTAGTGTTTGCAGAATATTTTTTGTTGTTACAGGCCTACTATAATTGAATAATGAATATAAGGGTACCTCTTGTTGTGATCCAACTGTAGGTGTTCCATCATTTAATGCCACTATAGCTGGATTACCAGTTAGAGAACTTTGTGCTAGTTTAAATTCTACGAAATTTCTTGAAAGCGTTCCACCAAATTCTGCTGCCTTTATAGCCCAATTTTCATATACATCATAATCTATTCCGCCCTGAGGTAATACGGCACCTCTGAAGGCATCCACTGCATTACGTGTACCTTTATTTCTCATAATGTTTTGATATAGATTTACTTGTGTTATATCTGTCAAATCAGCAGTAGACATATAATCACGTGGTCTAAAACCAATCAATGAAAAGCTCAATAGATCAGCATCTTCTTCAAGATTAGCTTTATTTACATCATAATATAATGTGCTTTCAAAGGAACGTGTACTGCTATTAGGCAATAATCCTTTTTGAACTTCGTTATAATCTGTTTCTTTCCAATCTGTTTCCTGAAAGGTTTCTCTTGGTTGAATAACTCTTAGCGCAATGTAATATTTGTTTTTAAATGTTACTATAGAACCCGTTGTATATTTTGTAGCCGGATTCCATTCAATAATATTATCTTGATTTAGTATAAATCCTGCTGCATCAATAGTACCATTCCATTCAGCAGTTTTACTACCACGAACATATATACGGTTTTGTTTTAATCCTGTAATTAAATTATAGATAGTATCGTTGAATAATGTTGTATTATCGAACACAATACCATGTTCAAAATTGTTGATATTAAATTGTCCATACCCTATAGAGTCACCTTCGTTTAAAGGTTGGACAGCAAATAATGTTTCTTCGCGTACAACACTTAAGTCTTTGCTTTGTATAGGATATAGATTCTGATTCAATACAAAGTTCTGATTAGTAATTGTTAGCGGCTGAACTATATAACCGTCTTTGTTTATCGTTAAATTGGTAGCGGCAGGATTCAATGTAGTAATACTTCCCTCTTCCCATCCTAACTGTGCCCAATATAAAAATTCAGCAACCATTTGTCTCCAAGTTATTTCAAGTCCATTTTCTACTTGGTTGAAAGTCATTCCTTGTTCTGTAAGATATGCTCCATAACTAGTCAAGAATGTTGCTATTTCCTGCACATTATTAAATTCTGTACCATAAGGAACAAATAATCTTCTATCCGTATAGTCGACTGGAACTCTCACAGTTAAGTTTTCTATGTCAATAGTATCGTTGTTCCCATTATTTTCAGGAACTAGAATTGTAAAGTATGCTTTTGTTTGCGAATTACCATATACAGCAAATCCCTTACTAGTTTTTTGAACTACAACACCGCTATAAATTATTCTATCAAAGGGTTGATTATCATATAACAGTAAAGCATAGCTTTCATCAGGTATTAACAATGAAGCATTTCTTGAGCTTGGTACGCTTTTTTCAACAAAGAACTTTAATAGATTTTTATCGCTAAAGCCTGCTAATCTATATACTAATCTAACGTCTAAGTTATTTAATAATGATGTTATATTAGCTGTGGCGTCGACTCCTAATTGTTTTTCATAGTCTACAATCCAGTTGATGTAACTTGTTTTAGCTATACCTGAACCGTATACTTGAATATCTTTTATGATTAGGTGTCTACGATCATCAACCAAGTATTGGTTGAATTCTTTACTGTACTTGTAATTATCTAAGTCTACCCCTAAGTTAAAAAACTGTGCTGGCTTAGTCAATGCTAATATCTTCATCAAATCGAACGGCCAAGATGAGCTACGACGATATGAGAATTCTGCAGGACCACTGTCGCCTACTTTCCAGTTACGCTTGAATAGTTTTCCTGTATAGTTGCCTACGATAGCGTTAAATGGAGACAGTAATTCACCACTACTATCTACAGGTAGTACGGTGAGTAATTCTGGGCGAACATATTGAGGTTTTACTACTGGAGCTCCATCATTATAATCTATACCCTGAGCCAAATCATTCCATAATACTAAGTTGTCGCTTGTATAGGGTGCAGGTCCATACTTATTTTCCCACCAAGTAGGTTGTGTAGTATAACCAATCATTTGCCAAGGTTGACTATTTACATTCGTTGTATCAAAATAATATTGATAAATTCCTCTCCAATTACCTTGTTCTATTGGCTGCTTGTTTATTTTGTTTCCACTTTGCCAATAATTGTATGTAAAGAAATCGTCAACATTATATGACTGTGATTGAAAATCTATTCTGTTTTGTCCTACCCAATTTAGGAATAGCTCACTATAAATTTGTAGAATTTCATTGTTTGTATAATCTGTTTCTCTCCAGAAACCAGGCATAACTTCAGTTTCAGGTACAGGTATTGAAGCACTAATCTTTAAGTTGTTGTATATTCTCTTTTCAAACTCTAGTAGTGCCTGATCCCTAAAATCCACCAATCTACCTGTGACAGGATCATAACTACCATATAATTTATTATATGATCCGTCGTGTCCTCTAATGAAATATGTAGGTATAGTATAATTGTTGTCTAATACTACACTAGGTATAGTAGCAGGATATAAACCTAACTTAGTGGGTGTATTGGGTATGTAACTACCATAAGTTTGATTATATTCATTAACTATAATAGTATCTCCCACTTGGAGTGAAACATTTACAGTTAATGAAGGGGCTATATCACTGATTACATAATCTACATTTCTTATAAGTTGATTGTATTGTAATAAATCTCCTACTTTTCTTACAAGATAAACTAATATGCCATCATAGTTGGCTTTCTTGAAGTCATAAACTTTACTTAAAGGATAAACTGATGTTGTCAAGGAATTTATATTAAAGGAATATGTATTTGATATGTAGGGAGCCTTAGAAGGTAGCATATCACTCCAAAAGAACGGTGATGTATCCGTCCTTGAAGTAGTAATTTGAGTTAACGCATCATCTAAAATATCTGCAGGGGATTGATAAACACTATATTCTGTTTTGTTTACGACGTCAATCAATAATGTTTTAAAGTTAATATAACTTCTGCTATTATATTCTACTGCATTAAAGAAATTATGATTTTGATTTTGATTTCTTAAAAATGTACCTGGCAGTACTAGTGAGGCGCTATTCTGTATAATTCTATTACCATATGGTACAACATTACCTAAATCACGATAGTTGTTTGATCCAAAAACTTGTCCAACGGCGTTGGGGTTATTATAAAAAATAGATTGATATTGTCCTCTAATATCGCCCACGTTTACAGTTGTAAGAGTATCATTAAACGGATTATTAGTTAAGTTTATTGGCACACTGTAGTAAGCATTACTACTAACTTGGTCACTGATTATCAATATTTGTACTACAGTTTGTTCTATAGGATCCAATCCTTCTGTAATTGTGATTAAGGTATTAGTACCTGTGGCAACAGTATATTGACTAGATGTCAGTAATGTGTTATTAGCATAAACTTGAATTATTGGCCAATTTGTATAACTATCGTCTACAGGTAACACATCGACATCAAATATTGGTGATTGAGTTTCTGGATTAAAATTAAATTCAAAAACTTGATATTGTACGCTAGGGGAAATTGTAGTTTTCCAGCCTGTTTCTCTAACAAAATTATCTCTCGTAAAGTAATTATAAACATATCCTGTGTTAACGTTCTGAGTGATAGGTTTGTTGTTTAATACATATTCAAAGGTATCTGAATTTAGTGATACGTCAAAGCTTATATCACCTATATTATCTATTGAGCTATATCTTAATGGGAAATTAAGTATTATATCATCCAATCCCGTGCCCACACCATAAGCAAATAACTTGCATCCTTTAAAAGAGCTACCTGAATAATAATCTTTATTTCCAAAACTTATACCATTGCTATCAAAAATATCAAACAACGGAGGTTGGTTTAAAGCAACTTTTTGTTGTGATGTAAACCAGCCATTTTCGTAACGAAAATCTTTACCTTCATTATAAAATCCCCTATAAGCCACAACTTGGTTATTATCAAGAATATTGCCATCGTTAGCTTCAAATAGTGTAATTACTAAAGGACCACCTGGCACTAATTGAGAAAGGTTAGTTACAAAAATCTTGTTTTTTAAATTTTCATCTTTAGCGAAAACTATTCTAGCTCCGTCAAATAGCTGAAAATTTTCCAAGTTTGATGTAGACATACTTAAGCAAGCTTCAGAAGTACCTACAATAGTATTAAATGCATCCCATCCAACTTGTATTTCAGTTATTTCGTAAACTTCAGGTAACTCAGGTTTGATCCTTTTTATTGAAATTATCTGAGAATTATTAGGGAGCATTAATGTGTCGTCTGCTATATATTGACCAGGTTCTGGCGAATTAGTAATATCTGTGCTCTTTACAGTAACAATTGTAGACAGAGGTGTTACTGTAATGTCCATTGAGGTATTGATACCAGGTAGTACATCAGATTGTAGCATTGCTGGTCCAAATCTTTCCAGTGATATTGTAAATAAAGTACTGCTTATAATTTCAGAAATGTAATAAGTAATGCCTGATTGCAGTAAACCAAACTGGGTTACAGGAGAATTTGCAATTTTCATATTAGTGAATGTTACTTCATCACCATACTTAAATCCTTCCGTACTCAAACATTCTATTCGGTTACCTACTAGTGAAGTAGATAGGCCTGTTGTATTAATATTACCTGTAATTGGTTCTATTGTAGCCGTTCCAGGATATGCTGTCCAAGCAGTTATGTCAGGGTAATAAACTGTTTTTCCTGCAGCTTGTTCAAACGCATCTGTTGTTCTAAAATCCATAAAATCAATTGGTGCTTTACCCTCTGTACCTGAATTGAAAAGTTTCAGATTAGGATAAAATTCAATTATAGGTCTGATAGCTTTGTTTTGTTTATTAGCATACAAACTAATTAATGTAGGATCATTGTTGTAACTCGCTGTTGCATTAATAACGTCTATGTGAAACCAACGATTACTTCTTGACCAAGCATTTCTGCTTATTGAATTTTTAGCTATCGTAATATAATCAGGTGTTTTAGGTATGAATAGGTTAGCGTCATAGTTTCCAATATCATACGGTGTGTCGTCAAAAGGTAAAAATTCAGTTTGGGTAAATGTCTGAGGAGCGATAAGGTCTGTAACCGGAATAAGTTCTATAGCAGTGCCTACTCCTTCTACATAGTATTCACCCTCAAGATAAGACTCGGGTATAACATCTCCCTGAAATACTACTTTTAATCCATTTGTAAATACAACACCATTATTGGCAGTATATGATTTTTTACCTAAAATTTCATTAACATTTAATGGATTTGTTGCATTGGTATCTATGAGTTTAATTACGCCTACTTTACCCGCAGTAGTACCATCTTGATAATATAAAGTATCTAGCTCTGCGCTTAGATAAGGGATTATTTCAATGGCTCCAAAAACATTTTTGAAGAAGTTTCTACCTACCCATTCAGTGCCATATTGTACTGTAATTTTTTCTGCTGTTGGTATTGCACCAATTTCTTCCAATGTAATAATTGGATCGAGATCCACAAATCCTGCATAGACAATTCTGTAAAAATAATTATTTTCAACTTGGTCCACTCCTGTGTTATAAAACATCACAGTTAAATCGTTGAGTGAAGAAATACCATCTATATTGCCAAAGGTTGAAAGTAAAGCATTATTAATTTGATCGTAAGATAATGTAGATACTAAATCTACTGTATTGTTTCCAGGAAGATTGTATTGATCTTGTGCTGTTTTAAAGGGTACGTTAAATGTAACTGTACCTTCACTAGCACCATTATTTTCTACTCCTAAAACTTCCCTAGTGTTTAAGTTTGATTGTACTGGGCTAGCTCCTGAAACACCTGGAGCGCCTTGAATCCAAAATTGAGAATTTTGATTTACGACAAACCGATAACTACCCCCTCTCAACAAAGTAAGAGTAGGATTTAGGCTGCCAGGTAATGATGGATTATCTGTGATATTATAAGCATTAGGTAAACTTGATACTAAGTATTCTTCTTCATTAAATACTGTGTCTTGAGTAACTATAACTGCTTGTGGCCCATTAGGCAACCAATAATATTGATTATAATTTATGATTTTATCTAGATCAATAAAGGAATCCCAAGAATAAAACTGGCTATTAAATAGTCTGTTATTATCCTCTGTTAGCCCCCCTTCTAATTTGATAGAGTCTATTATCCCAGGATAGCTAATGAAATCTTTAGCGACTGTTTCATTTGCTTTAGTAAAAACAACGCCTGGTTCTAGTTGATAATCTTTTCTAGTTTTAGTGGGTTCTGTTACATAAAAATCTTTAGGATCAACTCCATAACCAAATTTACTACCCACAAACCCTTGAATAACTTTAGTATTAGGTTGATCTACTATTTGATCTAATGTGGCTCGTAAGAATTGAGCGTTAGTGGATGTTTTAAATATTTCTGGAAGAAAATTTAGTGTCCGGATTCTAGTTGCCATAAATTATCTCTATTTTATATTATATACTTATCTTTGTTGTAATTCAAAGGGAGTAAGTGCAGCAATTACTTGAACATCATCGGCTGTCGCCGCGTTTACGAAAATTTCATAAGGGGCACATTTTATTTCATACAAATCACCAAAAGGTTTAGTGGGATCGTTAGGTACTAATACTACTGAACTTACTAATTCCCCTACTGTTGCATGTAAATATGCACTTAATTCTGAAAAATAAAAGGTATCACCAAAGTTCCAATTGTTAATGTTAAAATAATTATTCATAGCAGTAAGCACTGCGCTCTTTATTTCACTATTACTTGCATTAGTTTTTGATGCTTTAATTACTTTGATAGTAGCCCTTAATGCAGGTGCTGCTTTTGGTCCAAATAAAGGTTTAAAAATAACACTGTTTAGGATAACTGAATCAGTAAGCATTTTATAATTCTGGATTTGTCCATACTCTTGGTTGAGTTGATTTATGCTTGGTCTGTCAGGTTCAGGAACTGTATTAGTAGTATCCTGAATCCAATTTTGATATGCGGTATAATATGCTTGTGTTACAACATACAAATCAATAATGTTTGTAGTAGCAGGATCAATTCTTGTAGTATTGTTACTATTATGGCGATATTGGAATTTTAAACCTTGGCGTCCCGGTTTCATCAAATACTGTATTTGTTCTACTAAGGAAAATAAAGGAGTAATAGATTGAGGATCTTCTACTGTAATGTAGAATTTATTTTCAGACGTTGCGTAAAATAATTGACCTAAAGGATATTCATACTTTACTATTTCAATCGCATTTTTTGTACTATATGTATAAATTACATCACTTGTAGGTATTAATTGTTCTCTTGTAAGAGACACAGCATCCTCTACAATTTCAAAGAACGCATAGATACCTGAGTTAGTTCCGCCATACTGATACCCCGTAATTCTGTTGAAGAAGTCTGGATCATTGGTAATCAAACTATTGTTTATATCTATACTTGCAACTTCAACTTCAAAGTCATTTACATATCCATCGCTTTGTATAGGTTGATCTACTATAGTCAATTTTAGTTCTCTACCCAAAGAGTTTGTTGAATTTGGTTGTGTATTTACAGGTAGTATAGAAACATAATCTTGTAATAGTTTCCCAGAGAATGGGTCATAAATTAATTTACCTGCAGCAAATGCAAATCTAATATCGGTTATACTACCATAAAAATAAGCTAATGACCTATAAGTTATTGAATACCTATTGTCCCCTAAACTTAAAAATCTCACAAACCAATTTTGATTGTCAAAGTTTTGCACGCTCCATCTATCTTGTGCTATAGTCAATGAGTTATTAAATACTAAAGAAAAATTCTGTTGAAGTTCCATTCTTAAAACACATTCATTGACTACATCATTTGAAAGGCTGTTATCAAATACTGGAATTACTTGTAATATTTGGACTCCATTAGGAACGAACCCATTTAAACTTACTGGTCCTGTGCCATTAATAAAATTGCCCTCACCAAAGTTATTGCCATCTTCGATAACATTTAACACTGTTGTCCAAATTTGTGTAGGATTGCTTCCTGGTAATCCTGCAACTAACCTATTGTTTGCATCAAAATAAAATCCACTAGGTGCTTGCAATAGTATTTGTGCTCCCTTAGTTACATATTTCAAGTTACCTGTTGAGAATGTTCCCAACGGTACCGGTGCTCCTGCTTGATTATAAAAATAACCAGTAATACTGTTAGCGTTCACCGTAGACAATTTCCAAAATACATTATTGTCTCCCGTACTGCTATTTATAGCATATCTGGGATAATATTGAGTGTAATATTGTCTTGCACGATTTTTATCCAAGGCTTCTGCTAAAGTACCAAACAAGAATCCCCTTATCACAGCACTATTAGTAATGGTTAAAGTTAAAAATCCATCAGCCTCACTTTGATACAACGCACCATCATTACCAAAAGAATTAACTGAGCTATATTTTCCTGTAGGATCTAATGTGTCTAGATTTTTAGAAACACCTACGCTTGATCGATTCAATGCTTTTGATTTGATTATTGAACTATAAAGAGTATAAGGGAAATTATTGTAATCTTCGCCATTTACCATTCTATTTTGTGTATAATATCTTGTAGGGGCGCGCTGTTTAATTTCAGCTAATGGTTCTCTAGCCTGTGCATTTGAAACTGGTAACTGCAATTCTAGTCCTAACGTTAGGACTTCGGGCCTACCTTGCCTACTTATATATGAAATAGTCACAGTAATACCTTGCATTTCACTTGGATCTATAGTGTATGTTAGTGCGTTGCCTCCTCGTACATATGCCCTAAATGTTCCTACAGGTATTTCAGAGAATACTCCATCACCAAATATGTAACTCACCTGGTCATTAAAACGAGATCCAACAGAGAATATCTTTCTATCTGACTGTTCTGTTTGTAGATAGGCATCTGCATAAACGTTTTCTACTTTGCGCCATAAACCAAAAGTAGCATTGTCATCGCTGACCTGATATAACCAAGTATCGGTATTATTGACACCTTGAATATCAATGTCTATAACTTGGTTACTAATTTGCTGTTCTAATGTAAAGTCAAAGTTCTGTAATGTTCCCTGTTTGAAGTAAAAGAAGAACCCTGTATTAGGGCTGCCAAATCCTAACTTATCATTACGATACAGCATATTGAATCGACCTGTAGGTGCAGGGGGAATTTCGTAAATATAATCTTCATCTAAGCTTGTAACACTTACAAGCTCAAAGCTCATAGTAATACCATCAACTGTAGCACTAAAAGGTACAATTGGTAATGTGTCAGGCGGTATGTTTAAAGTATATTCATCTGTTTTTACAGATAAAATATCCGCACTATTTCCAGGACGACCTACGCGCTGTGTGTTAATCAATGCTGCGTTGATAATAGTATTGTATTGTTCTAACCAATTTGGGTTAGCTGGATCGTTCCACAGTACTGTAATGTTGCTTAAGTTAAGTCCATTTAAGTCAGTTAGATTTTGTGTAGTGCTTATGCTGACTACTTTCAAGTATCCCTGTGCAGCTAAGTTTCTTTTTGGTGTGTATGAAACCAAATTAGCTAATTTTACTACACTATCGCGTCTTTCCGCGGTATCGATAAAGTTCTCTCGTGTGTTTAAATCATTGCGGAATGCTAGACCTTGACCCATGAAGGCAATAACATCCATCAAAGCGATGAATTCAGAGCTTTCAATGTAGTCGTTAAAAGTTTCTGGATAGTAAAGACGTAAATAATCTATAAAACTTTTTCTCAAAGTTTCATAATCATAGCTGCGAAAATCCGCCTCACGGAAAGTTTGATATATAGCTTTCCAATCATTTACACCAAAAAGTGCCGACTGCCTGCTGTTTGTAGCCATAATATTATTCTCTTTTTAGTATTTATCATACCTAAAAAGTGCTACTTTTTCAGTTTATTGTAGCCGTGCTTGTTTGTTGGTCAAAAAATAACGATAGCTGTTCTGCTTGATTAAAAGGTGATACCGCGAACTCTACTTCAACAAGTATGCCATTGTCTTGTGGAAAAACAGATACAGTATTAAGTATTAGTCTAGGATCTTGTGCTGCAACTCTGCGTATTTCAGTTTCTAGCTGTGATGTTACGTCAAAGGTATTTGGCTCAAAAACAAATGACCAAAGCGTAGTTCCATAGTCAGGCTTACCTACTTTTTCACCTTTTTGTATGTTGAGTGCATTTACTAGGTCTTGAACTACTAAGGGATAATCAACTAGCCTGAATTTTTTACCAGGAATTATTGGCCTAACCGTTGATCCCACACCTCCGTCTACCCCTGAATTCAAATTGGTTGACCGAGGTTTATTAGCATTAATAGTACTGAAACCGATATATGTTGGCATAATTAGTATTTATGTTGCTCTTATCCTATTTTGTTGATACTTTACCCCTTCTTCTAACGCTTTAACTCTCAATTCTTCAATTTTAGGATCACCTTCAGGAAGCGTCTTTTTAGCTTCCATAAATTCAGCATAAGCCATTTCATAGTCTTTTTTCAATAACTTATTTTTTTCAACTACGTCTTTAGCTGCGTTTAAGTTTTGTTGCGCTGCTGTTAAGCCTGCAAAACTGGCTTGTAACCTATTTCTAGTTGCTTCTATCTGCGTATTCGATACTATACGATCTTGTAATGTAGCAGAATAATTTGGTGGAGGTATTCCTGGATCACCTAATGCGCTCGCTGTTCCTGCATCTAAACTGGCCCTGTCATTTGTATTTTCTGCAACTTGTGGTATCTTTATACTACTTCCCCCTGAACCCAAAGAACCAATTGCATTTTGTATCTGTGCCGCTAAACCTGGAGGTAATCCTGATAATGCGTTTTTAGCAAGATTTCCTGCTAATGCCTGAGGATTGGCTAAAGCACTTAGCCCTCCCAGTCTACCTGGTAATCCTTCTGTTAATGATTTAAGACCACCAATAGTCTGTTGAATGCTTTGAGCGGAAACATTATTTGTCAATGCAGTGGATGCTTGTTTAGCTATATTACCTACATTTGCAACTAATGAATTAGTTTGAGCTTGAAAATTCCCTGCTCCCGTAACCACAGCGTCAATCGCTTGTTGTCCACCTGGTAAATTATTTACTCCACTTGCTCTGCTTGCAATACTACCTACTTGTTTTAATGCTTCTCCAGGTATTTTTGCCGCTAAATTATTAGATTGAATTGTAGGATCTTCTGGAACATCTGAATTTTTCTTTGCTTCTGCTATTGTATCTACTGGGACATTAGCCTTGAAAGATTTAAATGACGCAGTAATTGCTTTAAAAGCACCTTCTGATACTGATTTGGCTCCGTCAACAATAACTGCTAATCCAGGAATACCTTTCATACCCGTAAGTGAAGTTGCTATACCAGACAAGCCACCTGTAACTTTGTCGGACAATTTTGTTGCAAAATTACCTGATGCAATCGAATTGACTATTTCATTTCCTGCAGTTAGCGCATTTTTAGCCGCTGTTAATTTTGTTTGTATGTCACCTACTATGGTACCTGATACTGTCTTTACTGCATCTATTACTTTAGTAACACCCTGTTGAGACCCCGCTAAGATAGGGCCACCTACTTGAGTAGCAGATTCCTGTCCCGTCATTATACCACTATTTTGCAAACCAGTTTGTGCTTTTTGCATGTTAGTAACTTGACCAATTGTTTGAGCGGCTATATTTTTTCTAAAGTCAGCTAAATTAGAAACACCATTTTTACCTGTAAAAAAGCTAGGATCAAATGCTTTTTCTGGTGATATACCTGAATTAATGTTTGACAAAACTTTTTCAGCACTACCGGGCTTCAAAAATCCTGCGTCTTCCATTTGCTTAGGTGACATTGCGAATGCTCCCACTGCGGCTACTCTAGCACCAGCTTGTTCTACTACTGCTACTCCTTGTGTTACGGCCGCCGCAGCAGGACCTGTTGCGGCTGCAACTGCCGCAGCAGAGACTAAGCTTATAGTTGCATTTTTATCTACAGCATTACTAATAGGATTAGTTGGAGGCACTGTAGCTATTGTAGGTATAGTAGGGGTAGGTGGTGTAACAGCAGCGGCAGCGGCGTTTGTTGCCTCTACTGAAGGTGCTGCAGGTTTAGGTAAATTGTCTTCAGCATTTAATTTTGTCTGAACATTTACACCTTGACCTGCATTTGCCCAAGGGGCATGTGCAGGTGCCCTACTTACTATACTAACTAGTCTTCCTGGGGCAGCAGCAAATCCTTTAACAGAATCATAAAGAGTATCTGTATGTGCAAATGTTTGTAAAGGAGGAACTGTAACAGGTACTGTTGATGCACTTCCTGTGTTCAAGTTTATTTTACTACCATTTACAAACATTGTTCCAGCTGAAGCATAAGAACCCTCACCTCCTGCTGCCATTGCCATAGGACCATCTACTTTCCAAGTGTATTTGCCCATAGCATAACCTGTGAAGTCAGTACCTGACTTCATTGCTATACTTTTTTCGCTGTTTATTTTTATCGATTCTGCTTGTATAGATAAATCTTTTGCTGCATTTATGTTTATGTTATTGTCAGCGTGAAGATTCAAATCACCCTGTGTTCTTATGTTTACTGAGTTTGTGGAGTACATATCAATAGTACCCTCTTTACCTAATTCAATCCAACTTTGACCATTAGCGTGTATGATGTGCAAGCATTGTCCACTGTCGCTCAACAATATTTGATGGCCCAATGTTGTTCTGATTCTAACTAATCTATCATTACCTACAAGGTCACCATCATCCATAATGAAAGTATGGCCTCCTCTACGTCCAATTACTCCTAATCCACTTTGTTGTCCCTCTTGACCCGCAGCATCGCCAATAGTTTCATCGGTAAACCCACCTTCATATATAGGTCTTCCTGGTGTGCTTATTCCAAACCCCACCCTTGAAGGGGATTCACGTTGCGCGTTAGTAGTTATAGGACCTCTTATGTTATCTCTTATTAAACCTTGTTGTGCAAAGACTGTTGCAGCATAACTATGCAAAGGTTTATTTTGAACTAAGAATTCACTTGTTTGTGCAATTTTAGGATCATTAGAATTTATATTGGTAACGGGCAAAAATAAAGCACCGCCATATCTGTCAGCTTCTACAGTATTAGCTATAATCTTATTGCTTGCCCCGATAGCTGGCACCATATGTAAAGCATCAGGGTCGGGTACGCATCCTATCCAAAATCCAAAATTAGGATCACCGTTAACAAATATACATATTACTGTGGTTCCTACATCAGGTGGACTTGTCCACATACCATAAGAGTGGGGGTTGTTTTTATAATTACCATAGCCTGTATTTGGTGGATTACCATTGGTTCTACCATAAAAAGGTGTCATATAGCTTACAGTTACCCAACTTTCAGCATTATTAGGGTCATCACCTGAAAAGTCTGCTATGTATACTCTTAACCTACCTGAACGTATAGGATCTATATTATCTTTGACTACTGCAAATACGGGAACACTTCTGATATTAGCATTACCTGCATCAGGCTGACTTGCTTTTGTAGGACCTCTAGGCTTGAAAAAATCTTCCATGTTACGCTCCTAAAAATGGTGGGAGTGACGAAGCAGTACCTCCACTATCTTCATCTTTCACAGGGTCAGGTTTGTTTGTACCTGTTGAATTACTTGCAGGTGTGCTTACCCCTCCAGTTACTGGAGGTTTAGCAGGTACAGTCCTTTGATTGGATGCTGTATTTGGTGTTTGTGTTTGAGATGGTGTAGTTGGATTTACTGGAGGTGCTTTTACTTCGGTAGGTGAAGTTTTAGCAGTTTGATTTTCATCCACAGTAACAGTTCTATCAACAAGTTCGTTATCTCCTGCAGCCGCAAAACCTGGCATTTGACATTCTAATACCTGAGTAAACTTTCCTTTTGAAAAATTACTAACTACCGAAAACACTTGATATACCACACCTTTAATTTTATCTTGCACATCCTTTGGGTATTTCCAGAAAAAAATCTTATCGTTCACGTCTAAAATACCTGTTTTACTTCCGTTATCATAGTCAATCGCTTCTTTAAAACTAATTTCAATAAAAACTTGACCACCATTAGCATTTATAGAATAATTAGGTCCATAGTACTGGTTATAAACTTTTGCCACGTTTGAAATAGTAGGTAATATTAAATAATCAGGGTCTCCTAAAATTGTTATTTTAGCTGATATAGTTGATCCTGGATCATATAAACTTGTTCTTACTGCGTTTGTCGATTCTCTGCTTACGTCAGGATCTCCCTGCCTTGTTTGATTTTGTCTTTTATTTGGGACTACTGGGCCCTGATTTTGTGTAGCATTTTTTTGACCTTGAGGTGAAGGATCTTTTTCATTCTGAATTGTAAAGAAAGCGTTATTGTATGTTTGCGAATATTCTATTATTTCTGAATTTTCTCCGGTAAAATAATAAGAGTATCTTTTATGCGGGCCATAATATTTTGTGGTTTTAGGTACATAGGCAGACCTAATAACTGGAGTTTTGTAGAGTTGGATTATATACTCGATTTGGTAACTATAATCTTGTCTTGATTCATTATATTCGCCTACAGTTACGTTTGGGCTTATGTGATACCATTTCAATTCTTTATTTTCATTTTGATTAATTTGATTATCGCCCGTATTACCTCCCTTTTGTTGCAAATTAGCTTTATAGATAACACTTAATGCAGATGTAAGGTATTCACTTTGTGAAATTATATCATCAACGATTTGCAATACTGGTGTATCGCTTTTTATTTTAAATTGCCTTGTTTTTAATTTAGGTATATCTCTTAAACTAGTAGCATCATTTACTTCTTTACTATTTTTTGAGGCAGACATTGCAGACTTGAGTTTGTTTAAATCTGCTTCACTATAAAACTCTGCGCCTGTAAGTGCATCTATTCCGTCACCCTGAAATGTAATTTTATATGAATTTTTTATGTCAGCTTTTTGTGAAATCTCTGTTAATTTGGTAGCAAGCTTAGTCAAAGCTTGTTCAACATTAGTAGCTTCAATTTCTAAATTATTATCAGCCCTACCATATTTTATACCAAAACCTACATTGATTGAAGTTGAATTTGCAGTTATATTGTATACAGTCGATCTACCATCTAATTTAAAATCTAATTTTGTAATCTGTATATCGTAGAACTGTTCGTATAATTCTGATGCGGTGCTCACAAAATCTAAACTGTTGTTTATGGCGTTACTTGGGGTCATGACATTGCCCTGTGCATCGTACCCAATAAATCGTACTCCTAATACGAAAAATTGTTGGATTGCATTGTTTGCATTTTTTATTCCCGGTATAGAAGTCTTAGCTTTTTTAAGTGTTTCCGACGCTAATTTTAATTGAGTTATAAAAGAAAATCCATAAGGTTCCACTATCTTAAAACTCATTGCAAGTGTATTTGTAGCTGATTTGTTTACATTTGGTGAGATATTAGATGTGATCTTAAGATCATCGATATAATAATCTAAATCTAAGTATGGGGAACGATTTTGATTTTTTCCAATTCCACCACTTTGAGCAACAATGAAAACTCCATTATTTTCGTTGGCGTTAAGGGATCCAATAGTTTGCGCTTGTCCAATAGCGTTTATATTTGTTCTACCTGTTTCAGCAAAAGCGTTGTATGCCCCTGCACTAACCATATAAAGAGTAATCTGATAAGTATAGCTTGAAAAAATACTTAAAGGATTAGTTCTCCTAGATTCTAGGATTTGATCTTTTTGTTGTTCTGAAGCTTTTGGCGTGCCTTTTTTTCCTGCAACAGTTGTTCCTTTATTACCTCCTCTATCTTCATCTGCCCCGCCCGAGGCAATATAAGTTCGTTGTTGTTGTGCAGGGTCCACACTTTCTGGAAATTCTGTAGCCATTTATATTCCTAATGTTCTTACTAATACATCTTGTTTAGGTATGTATATTCCTGTACCTGCAACAAAATCAAAATAAGGATCTTTTAGTCTATTTGGGTTTCTTTGTGCAAATACCCACCATAATTTAGGATCATTATATAAATCATATGCCAACATATCAGGTCTATATTCATATACCTTAGTTATTTCCCAATATATGTCTGAATCTAGCATAGGTATGGGCCTATTAATCATAATATCTAAATATTTACCATTAACTATATCTGTGGACAAATAAGGGCTAGTTGCACCATATATTTCATTTGCTGCCATTACCAAATTCCTCTTCCGTTAGTTTTTCCTCTACTGCCTGCATAAAAGCTGCCATTAGCATAATCTTTCAGGCTAAATCTCTTACTGATATCATTTCTAGTGACAATTGGATTTGCTTGTAATGTAATTTGCATTTTCGTAGGTACATATGTTGGTTCACTAGCCGTAGGAAAAGCAGTCCTCCATTGTGGAGGTCCTTGAACCCCACCTGGTTTTAAATACTGCGGCAGTCTGACTTCTCTAGGACTAGGTGTATAAACAGTATTAGGCGGTGCTGACCCAAACGAACCAAAATAATATGATGACTTTATATAATCTACATCTGTTGGCAAGGTGTAGGTGAAGGCCGTAATTACTAAAGGGTGCTGATTAAATTGAAAAGCCCCCAAACCCGACAAATAGCATAAAGGTGGAGGAGTTCCTGGTTTGGGATTTTCATCTTTACCATAAAACATTTTAGTAACAGATTTAAAAAAATGTATTACAGCTAATAAATAGTTTGCTTCAGTAGTATCTTGTGCTGTAAATTCTCCAGCGATACTTATGCTATCTACTGCACTTTGTCTATAACTAAATATTTTGTAATTACTATGTGCGATTTCTGTTGGATCATAACTCGCGGTATAATTTACTGATATAGCAGGTAGATAAGGGAAAATCACACCTTTAGTAGCGGCTAAAGGTTTTAGTATTCCTGGATCAGGTGAATTATATAAATAATTTGACCCATTTGCTAAAGATAGCTTAACTCTCCAATCTGTGTTGGATACTTGGTTAGATGCATTGTTGTTAGATTGAGCACCCTGTGCAATAGTTTTGTTTACAGTAAGTCCACGACCATTTGATCGGGCCAATGCTTTAGTCGATGCTGCAACATAATCTGGACTAACATATTGATCCCCAAATTCACCTTCTTCCCATCCAGGTAATAAATTACCATCATCATCTCTTGAAGGACCATATGGAACTGTGGGTTTTGGTGTAGCGTTAGCTATAGAAGCTATAGTACCTGAAATATGATTTGGGCCTACAAATTGATCGCCAAATTCACCTTCTTCCCATCCAGGCAATAAATTACCATCATCATCTCTTGAAGGACCATATGGAACTGTGGGAGTTGGACCCATTCTTGTTTTTTCAGATATATAATCATAGCCTACAAATTGATCGCCAAATTCACCTTCTTCCCATCCAGGCAATAAATTACCATCATCATCTCTTGATGGTCCTGAAGGTAGGGCAGGACTATAATTTACGATGCCTAATGGATCAGGATTAGGTTCGTTAACTGCTGGTTCAGGTACTAAATTTTCTTGTGCAGCATTAGCTTGACTTTCAAAAAATCTAGCATTGCTCTCGTAATTAGCCACTTCAGTAGCTAATGTGTTTATTTTGTTATTAGTTGAAGGTATAGTTTGAGTTTTAAGCTTTTTTGCTGCATTCTGTAAAGAGATAATATTATTAGCTGATATTTGCTGCTGTGCAGGACTTTGGCTCTGCATATCTTGTGATATTTTGACTATAGCTTGTTGAGTAGCTCGCAGGTCAGCTTGTTGCCTTTTAAGTAATTGCTCTTGTCTATCTAGTTCAGCCTTTGATTTAGCCGCAAGGGCAGATTCTTTAGCTGCACTTTCTTTTAATTGATTTACTGTATCTTGGGCCATATTTTTCCCGATAAATAGACTTGTAGTCATTTATATTTATCATTTCAAAAACTACTCATTTTTACCCTATCTACTTGCTTTTCTGTTTTTATAGTTCTATAATATAGAAAACTACTTTAGGAATAATATGTCTATAACAAAAAAACCCATCAACTACTTAAATAACAAAGATATTTTAAAAGAAATACATGAAAGCAAAAACACATATTGCTTGTTTACCAAACCTGAATATAACAGATATGATTACATAATCGATTTCCCACAAGATCCTTTAGAAAAAAGTCTACTTTATGCTACCAAGCCCAATATAATTGCCGAAGCTAAAGAAAATCGTGCGAATAGACTGAACCAAGAATTAACTGAAAAAATTAATCCAGAAGATATACCTATTACAGATTTAGTATTCCGTGTTATGACTTGGGATCACATTCCTGTTTCTCCTAAACAACCTCGTAAAACTACAAAGAAAAAAACAGCAAAGGATATGTTTGAGTTTGAAGATGATTTGGACGAGATTTTTGAGGATTTGGAAGATCCCACGACTGCAGGTGAAATAGATGATATGGTACATGTAAAGGTGAACTTTCCACCATTCCAACACTTCAAAGTAGATGAAAACAATACATTTTATTGTGTGGGTAAGAGTCATTGGTTGGGCGATTTAAATACGGGTGAATTTTCAAAAGATCATGGACAGATTACTAATAAGTTGGCTAAAATGTACATGATGCTATGCGAAAAGTATGCTATGAAATATAACTATCGTGGCTATACATATAACGATGAAATGAAAGCTAGTGCTATATTACAATTAACTTATGTTGGTTTGCGCTTTAACGAAGCAAAAAGTGCTAATCCATTCGCATACTATACCGCAGCTATTACCAATTCTTTCTGTAGAGTACTGAACACCGAGAAACGAAACCAAAATATTCGCGATGATATACTAGAGCTAAACAATCTAAATCCAAGTTGGACTAGAATGGGGACAAGTTCTGGAACATACGATGAATAATAGGTACAATCAAATTTTGTTTTTGTTTTACATAATGATATAATAACCTTTATGGGAAATTTATTCAAAAAAGCAGCAGTTTTTACCGACATACATTTTGGAGCTAAGTCTAACAGCTTAGTTCATAATACTGATTGTAGCAATTTCGTTGATTGGTTCATCACAAAAGCCAAGGCAGAAAATTGTGATACTTGTTTATTTTTGGGCGACTATAATCACCATAGAGCAAGTATCAACATTCATACCCTACAATTCAGTTTGCGATCATTAGAAAAGCTTAGTGCCTCTTTTGATCGTGTATTCTTTATTCCTGGCAATCACGATTTGTATTATCGTGATCGTAGAGACATTCATAGTGTAGAATGGGCTAAACATTTACCAAATGTAACTATCGTCAACAGCTTTTTTAAAGAAGGCGATGTTGTTATCGCTCCTTGGTTAGTACAGGATGACTGGAAAAAGCTACAAAAAATGAGTGGCAAATATATGTTTGGTCATTTTGAACTGCCCTATTTCTACATGAATGCTATGGTAGAAATGCCAGATCATGGTGAAATCAATGAAGATCATATGAAGGGGTTTGAGAGTGTTTTCTCAGGTCACTTTCATAAGCGTCAAGCTAGAAAAAACATTTGGTACATTGGTAATGCCTTCCCCCACAACTATGCTGATGCAGGTGATGATGCTAGGGGTATGATGATATTGGAATGGGGACAAGACCCCGAATTTCATTCTTGGCCCCATCAACCTAAATTCAGAGTACATAAACTTAGTGATGTACTAGAAAATCCCAGCGGGTTACTATTACCTGACAGTCATGTCAGAGTACACTTAGACATTGATATCTCATATGAAGAAGCTAATTTCATAAGAGAAACACTAATCCCAGCACATAAACTTAGAGAAATGGCACTAATACCTATGAAAGTTGAGCAAACTGGTCAAGATCCAAATACCGGTGATCTAAAATTTGAAAGCGTAGATCAAATTGTAATAGAATCTATCAACGCTATTGAAAGCGATGGTTTTGATAAGAAACTTCTATTAGAGATTTACAATAAACTATGAACAGTATAGAAAACAGAATTATTTGGGTTTTTAGAGAAGGTAGATCAGGTGGTACATCTGCGGCAGAGGTAATTTACCGAAAATTAAACAGACAGTATATTTTTGTTGATAGTTCTTTATATCCTTCCACATTTTATAAAAAACAGGGACATCAAATTTTTGTTCAAAAAGAACAAGATCACAAATTGTTGTTTAATACTCATTATTTCCCCGCACTTCATTCAATGTGCAATTACGATGATCCCATATTAATTAGAATTTCCCGCAAAAATGTTGTAGAACAATGCCTTAGTTTTTTAGCAGGGCAAAGTATGAATTGGAAGTTTACTAATTTAAAGGCAAATGGGGAAACACAAAATCTAGAAATTTTTGAAGAATTTATAAAATCCAAAATATTAATAAAAAAAAGTGATGTGGATTTTTTTGCTAGACACAGAATGAAGCAAAATTATCTTTGGAATCATTATGCACCTGATTATGATAATCAAGTGATTTACTATGAAGATATGATGACAAATATTGACATTCCGTTACTAAACCTATACAATGTTACATTAACAAGTGAAACACTAAAGTTACCTGATTACAAAAAAGAAGTTTTTGTAAACTATGAAGATGTTGAAAAATGGCTATCAGTCTATCCTAATCTATGATTATACTTAAAAACCTAACTCTTAAAAATTTCTTATCTATTGGGCAAGTTACACAAGCCGTAAATTTCAATCGTCAAGACCTTACGCTTATTCTAGGTGAAAACTTAGACTTAGGGGGTGATGGTGCTAGAAATGGAACGGGTAAAACGACAATGTTACAAGCACTGTCGTATGCCCTATTTGGCTTGCCAATCAATAACATTCGTAAAGATAACTTAGTAAACAGAACCAACGGTAAAAACATGTTGGTCACGCTAGAATTTTCTGTAAATGGCACAGAATACAAGATTGAGCGTGGTCGTAAGCCTAACATCTTGAAATTCTATGTGAATAGTGTTCAACAGAAAATTCAAGACGATGCTCAGGGAGAAAACAAAGAAACTCAGGCTGCGATTGAAAAGATTATCAGCATGTCATCTGACATGTTCAAGCACATTGTAGCATTAAACACTTATTCAGAGCCGTTTTTGGCTATGCGTGCTAACGATCAGCGCACTATTATTGAGCAGTTGTTGGGCATTACATTGCTATCAGAAAAAGCAGAAACTATCAAAACATTGCTACGCGAAGCCAAAGATAGTATTCAGCAAGAAGAATTCAATATCAAAGCAATCGAAGAAGCCAACAAGCGTGTAAAGGAACAAATTGAAAGCTTAAAGCGTCGTCAAAAGCTTTGGATAGCTAAACACGATGAAGATTTGCTAAAGTTAGTAAATGAGTATGATGAACTAAGCAAGATTGACATTGAAAGTGAGTTATTGGCTCACAAAGAATTAGCTGTTTGGGTTCAGAATAAAGAAAAACTAGATCGCTATAATTCACTATTAGCAAGACAAACTGCTTGGAAACAAAAGCAAGACGAAGATTTGGCTGCGCTAAACAAACAATTAGTCAAGCTAAACACTATCAACATAGAAGATGAGTTGCTGGCTCATAAGGACTTAGTAGTTTATAATGAAAAAGTCAAAGCTAGCGATGAACTAAAAGTAAAGATTAGTCAAGTCAAAAAGGACTTAGACAAAGAAAAGAAGAATTGGGCTAAGTTGGATACCGAAGTCAATACTCTGAAAGAGCATAAATGTTATGCTTGTGGGCAAGACTTCCATGATGATGAACATACAAAAGTATTTGCTAAGAAGCAAAGTGATTTGGCTGAGAGTAAATCTACATTAGACAAGCTATATGGTGAACTAGCTACATTAGAAGCAACTAATGTTTTTGTACCCACTAAGCCACAAACGCATTACAAAACTGAGGCTGAAGCTATTCGTCATAGCAGTGAAATAGACAATCTCAAACAAAAAATAGCAGCAAAAGAATCCGAAGCTGACCCTTATGCTGAACAATTGTTAGAGAATAGTGTAGTATTGGGTAAGCAACCTAAGACTCATTATGATACTGAACAAGAAGCAGTAAAGCATAGCAGCCGTGTAGAATCACTACTAACACAGATTACAAACAAGAATAATGAAGTTGATCCCTATGCTGAACAAATTTCAGAAATGGAATCGCAGGCGCTGCAAGAAATCAACTTTGACAAAATCAATGTTCTTACTAAGAAAATGGAGCATCAAAAGTTCCTGCTTGATTTACTAACAAGTAAAGATAGCTTTGTTCGTAAAAAAATTATTGACCAAAATCTTAGTTATCTGAATGCTAGACTAACACATTACTTAGACAAGATTGGATTGCCTCATCAAGTAATCTTCAAGAACGATCTACAAGTAGAGATTACTGAATTGGGTCGTGAGCTTGACTTTGATAATCTTAGCAGAGGCGAGCGTAATCGCTTGATCTTAGGTTTAAGTTTTGCGTTCCGTGATGTTTGGGAAAACTTGTACGCCCCTATCAATACACTATTCATTGATGAGTTGATTGACTCGGGATTGGATACGATGGGCGTCGAAAATGCTATCGCTATTCTCAAAGAAATGTCGCGTCGTCGTCAAAAGAGTATTTGGCTTGTAAGTCATCGTGAAGAACTTGCAGGGCGTGTGCCCAGCGTTCTAAAAGTTGTAAAAGAAGGCGGATTCACAAGCTACAGTACAAGTGTAGACATAGAATAAATTTTTCATGACGCTATTTTACACATAAGTATGTTTATGCCATCACCATCTAAAGCTAAAGGATCAAGTTTTGAACGAGAAGTTGCTACTTTTCTTTCAAAACTATACAACGAAAGCTTCATCCGAGCACCTGGCTCGGGTGCGTATGTTGGTGGTAAAAATCAGGCTCGCAAAGAGTTTCTTCACGAGGGACAAATCAGATCCTTCAAGGGTGACATTGTTCCTGGTCAAAGCTTTACTAAATTGAACGTCGAATGCAAGTCATACGCTGACTTCCCCTTTCATCAACTTTATACAGGTGACTGTAAGTTGTTGGAGGGTTGGTTAGATCAACTTATGGATGTTGCTGAACAAGATGATGTAAATGTCTTGTTCATGAAGTTCAATAGGAAAGGTAGATTCGTAGTAGTACAAAGTAGCCTAACGTGGGGTGCTGATAACTTCACTTACTACACGTCCAAATCACACGGTGATTGGATTATTATCAATTTTGAAAACTTTTTTAATTCAAACAGAGACCTTCTCAAATCATATTCTTCTGGTATATCAACAGACACCATGTCACGGACTATTCAAAACAAATCAACAGAGACCATCTCAAGGACTATTTAGGGTATAATCAATTTGTTTGGTCGGGGTTGCTCGACCCTCCTTGAGCTAGCCGAGGTAAGGCTCGTTGCCAGCGGATCTGGAGAAGGCGTGGGTATAGTGATATACTCACGGGAACACCGACAGGGCACTCGACATAGATTGCGAACCCTGAGCAAGCTTATAGCTATTTTGTCTTGACGCTATAAGATGCGCGTTGCGGAGGCGGACGTTTGTTTAAAAGCACGAACTAGTCTCAACTACAGCCCAGTAATACCTTACAGAGCAACCGGTGGCGTTCATTAGCGGAACAGGCTGAGTGATCGTGGGACAGACAACAGAAGGATGACGGGCCAGCAATGGTGTATCCCTGGTAGTGCTGATCCAGCACTACCATGGCTTCAAGGCAGCAATGGTATCCCAGAAGTATAGTTACAGGAAACAATCTTTTAGAATAAAAACAATACCGAATTTTATGTGTAGCGTAAGCGGAACATAAAATTCAGGTATAGATGAGCGTAGCTCATCTTTAAAAGGAAATCCTCTAATAGCTTAGAGGATTGTTAGTTAGGATAAATGAATAGGTACGGATAAAATTAGAAGAACGGCAACTTAGTATTCTTAGTAGTTTCCATATTGGATTCAATGATTTCACTAATCATTTTTCTTTCTTCTAATGACATATTAAGGACGTCTTCATATGAAACTCCGCCCCTCATGTACCATGAAAAGCTGAATGCCTGCTTTTTAATCTCACGGCATTCAACTTCCATATCTTTTATAAGCTTGGCTACTCCCTCATGGTCGAGATATAGAAGCTTTAGCCGAAAAAATCAGTAGCGTTTATTACTATGTCCTGATCGTACTTGTTTTGGCATCCTGGGCAAACTACTTTCAGTGGCTTCATTGTGGTTGAATTTTTAAGTTCTGTACCATAATCTCTTATAGTCAAGTATGTTTTTTTGTCACAATTCTTTAAGAAGTCTAATATATAAGAAGGTTCTGATACTATAGTATCGGGTGTTTGAATGTATTCTATAGTTTTGGTTATTACATTCATAGTTAAATCAGTAATCATCTTTAAAGCTTCTTGACCCTTCTTAGACTTTTCAACGTCGTCCTTTTCTAATTCTAAATTAGAAAATACTCTTTGCATTTCAAATTGGCTTAGATTGATAGCATTCATTTCTTTATAAGTTAATGGTCTATATTTTATTTTAAGATCATTTACTTCTAAAGGAGTATTATAATCGGGCTTGTTGATGTTTGATAATAAAGATACCAAATTTACAGTATATGTAGCTACTTCTTCGCATTTTGGACACTGTGAATTTATTTCGTAATCGTTGCCTTGAGTGGCGGTTTTAATACCAATTAATATAGCATCAAAATCTATACTGTTGATTCCATAAGGATTCTTAATACTAGGTACACAACTTTTTATAAGTTCTGAAATGGCGTCACCGTTGAATAAAGCATCAGGGGTGCGGGTTATTATTTCATCAATGGCAGTCATAGGATAAACAGGCAATTCACCATTGTCAGGCATATCTACTATGTCAGGTGTATATGATTCTCCGCCACTGGGAAGTTTCAAGTAAATTGCAGGTCTTCTAAAATATTGACGCAGTGGGTTGTTGTCGTTTGTCATAAAATTCCTTAATTAGTAAAATTTATGGTTTAAAATTAACTAAATACATATTATTTAGTGGATAAAAAACCATGGCCGATTTAAATGAAGAAACAATTAGAGACTTGAACGAAAGCATCCGAGAACTAACAGGCGTGATGCAGTCTGCTATGGGAATAACAGGCCGTAGTTCAGCAAGCATGATGGGTTTAGAAAAATCCACGGCGAGTGCTGCCACTGAAACAACAAAAGCATCTAGACGAACGATAGAATCTCAAAATGCGGTAGCACAAGCCGCATACAAAACAGGAGAGGTATTTAAAGGTCTTTGGGAAGCTACTAAAGAAGGTAAAGATGCGCTAATAACATTTGGTAAAACCATGATGGATACCCGCGAAGGGTTAGTCAAATATGGTTCAGCCTTATCGCAAGCTTCGGGCGCATTAAGCACAGGTTTATCAGCATTTGGTCCATTAGGTAGGGCTGCAGGATTAGCAATAAAACCTCTTACTGACTTAGCAGTTGCGTCTTTAGAATACAGAGACAATCTATTCAAAGCCAAAGATGAATTAGCTAAATTTGGTGCAGTAGGCTTACATTCGGCGGAAGATATCAGAGCGATGGGCGCGGCATCACGATATTCCTCACAGGAATTAGCAAAATATGCCAAAATGGCCACAAATGCTGGTACAGGATTAATTAGTTTAGGTGGTTCTGTAAATCAAGGGGTAGCTGAATTTGCAAAACTTACTGCTATAACTAAAGAAGAAGAGGCCCGATTCTTACGATTGGGTGTGTCAATGGACGATTTTGTCCAAAATACAGCAGACTTTGTAAAGTTGCAAAACTTATCTGGTAAAGCTATCACAGATACAGCAAGGGCTAACAACGGTTTACAACGCGCAGCTAAAGAATACACTGAGAACTTGTTAGTATTGGCTGCTTTATCAGGAGAAGATGTAAACACACAAAAACAAAAACAGCAACAATTGGCTATGGAACATGAAGCACAAGTTGCTAATTATATGATGAGTATTAAGATTGCAGAATTGGAAAAAGGAAGTGCCGCCGACCAAGAAGAAGCAAGAAGATTAAAAAAACAAATGGACATGGAAGAAATGGCTGTTAAAAAGGTTCAAGTTGCATTGGGCATGGATGCAGCCAAGTCTTTTCAGCACTTTATTAAAACAGGTATTGTTACACCTGAAACCATGAAGATAATGAATCAATTTGGAATGTCTATCTTTGAGTTACGCGAAGGATTCCAAAATGGTAGAGATGACACAGATAAATGGATAGATGCAAGAAGAAGAAGCGATGTTGAAATGATTAAATCTCAGGGATATGCAATCCAAAATACCCGAGAATATGCAAAGTTGACAGGAATGGAGGGAGAAAGACTTCAAAAAGGTGCTGCCAATCTTGGTAAATCATTTGAACAGCAAGCAAAGGAAGCGCAAGACAAAGTTGATAAAGATAAATTAGCTAATGATAAGGCTGAAAAAGAAAGAGCCGAGATGCTCCAACAAGAAAAGCAAATGCGGTTAAACATGGATAATGCAGCAAAGGCTATAAGTGACCAAGTAGTACCTGTTTTTATAAGAACAGCAGCTAAAATTAATGAAGTATTAACAGCATTAACAGATAACAAGTTTTGGGACGAAATAAAAACAAGGCTTAACGAATTTATAGGATATGTAAAAGCAGCAGGTATTGCTTTGGCAGCTATAATAGGCGCAAAAATGTTAGGTGGTTTAGGTAGTGGTGCTAAAACAATAGGTGATTTGGCAGATGGAAAGGGAATTTTGGGTAAAGTAAGTAAAGCAGGGGATATTGCAGGGAACATAGCTAAAGGTGTTAAAGGTTTTGGTGTAGGTGGTTTAATTATGGCAGGTAGTAACCTTGGCGCTGAAGTTGTAGGTAAAGATACGGGATTGGGTCAAGGGTTAAGTGCTGTAGGTAACATTGCAGGACTAGCAGGAACAGGTGCAATGGTTGGTAGTATTTTTGGTCCGGCAGGTACAGTAGTAGGAGGATTAGCGGGGGGCACAATAGGGGCGGGAATTGCAGCATATGATTATTTTACTAGAAAAGAAACACCAAAAGAAGAAGGTGGCAAACAGAAACAAGAGGGTTCAGAACAACTAGATACGTTCTTCAACTTTACTGATAGATCAGGCTCTAAAGAAAACTTTATGCAGTTGAATCCTCAATTTCGTAGCGTCCTAATAGAAGCTGCTAAAGAATATCATCATGCTTCAGGTAAAAAAATAACTATAAATAGTGCATTTAGGGATCCAGAGGATCAAATAAGGTTGTACCAGGAAACAGTTAACGCAGGTAGGCCCGGTAAAGGACCTTCAGGTATGGCAGTTGCTAAACCAGGAAGCAGTTTACATGAAAGAGGATTGGCAGTAGATATCAACGAGTTTGGCGATCCTCTTTTAGATTCCATATTGAAAAACTATGGCCTTGACAATACTGTAAAAGGAGATCCCGTACATTATACTTTACAAAAGATGCCAGGAGCTAGATTAGGGGGATCCTTCTCAGGTCCTAATTCAGGATATCCTGTTATGCTGCATGGAATGGAAACCGTTGTGCCTACTCCTAATCCTAATACAACTTTACTAAAGGTAGAAGGGGATGCAGCCACAGATAAAATTACATCTGCACTATCAGGTATGAATAGTGATGCTCTAAGAGATATAATGGAACAAATGTACCAAATGATGGATGATAAACTATCTGAAATGGTAGATAAACTTTCTACAAGTAACGACTTGCAAGATAAGTTATTAAAAGTTCAAATGTAACTAAATACTAGATAGCTAAACGGATAAACATGACTTACAAGAAACGATTTCTAAACAGGACAGGTCAAAGCAGCCCTATTTCAGGTATAAACAGCAATACAGGGGCTTGGAATGGATCACCTGGTCAAAATGGTAGCCCTACAGGCGGTTGGAACAGTCAAGAATTTGGCTATAAAAACTACATGAGTAGATTACCTGAAGTTTACACAGGTCATCCGAACCGTATCGAAAGATATAATCAATATGAAATGATGGATGTTGATGCTGAAATCAATGCATGTTTAGACATCATTTCAGAGTTTAGCACACAAAAAAATGAACATAACGGTACACCTTTCACCTTAGATTTCAAAGAAGAACCTACACCCCATGAAGTTGAAATATTAAGACAACAAGTGCAGCAATGGTGTAAGCTAAATGAATTAGATCAAAGAATCTTTAAAATTTTCAGAAATACACTAAAATACGGTGACCAAGTTTTTATTAGAGATCCAGAAAACTTTAAGTTATATTGGATTGATATGACTAAAGTTATTAAAGTTATTGTTAATGAAACAGAAGGTAAAAAGCCTGAACAATATGTAATTAAAGACATAAACATTAATTTACAAAATCTTACAGCAGCACAAAAAACAAATACAGACTTTGCTGCTAACCCAGCTACAGGATTAGGTGGTTCAGGTGGGGGAGCACAGGCTACAGGTTATACTGTACCTGCTATGCCTTATAACACTACAGGCAGCAGATTTACATTAGGTCAAAGCGAAAGTGCTATTGATGCTAAACACGTAGTTCACTTAAGCCTAACAGAAGGCTTAGATAGATTTTGGCCTTTTGGTCAAAGTGTACTTGAAAACATCTTTAAAGTTTACAAGCAAAAAGAACTTTTAGAGGATGCGGTTCTAATTTATCGCGTACAACGTGCTCCTGAGCGCCGTGTATTCAAGATCGACGTTGGTAACATGCCAAGTCACATGGCTATGGCATTTGTTGAGCGTATTAAAAATGAAATTCACCAACGTCGTATACCATCAATTTATGGTGGTCAGAGTGTATTGGATGCGACATATAATCCACTTTCAATGAATGAAGATTACTTCTTTCCTGTAACATCAGATGGTAGGGGAAGTGATGTTACTACACTAGCTGGTGGACAGAATTTGGGAGAAATTGATGATTTGCGCTATTTTAATAACAGATTAGCTAGGGGGTTGCGTGTACCTAGCTCATATTTACCTACAGGACCAGACGATAATACTACCCCGTTGAGTGATGGTAGGGTAGGTACTGCTATGATTCAAGAATATAGATTTAATCAATATTGTGAAAGATTACAAGCTTATGTAGCTCATAAACTTGACGAAGAATTCAAACTATTCTTGCGTTGGAGAGGGTTTAATATTGATAGTGGATTATTCAGTTTAGCGTTCAACCCTCCACAAAACTTTGCTGCCTACCGTCAGAGTGAATTGGATACTGCTAGAGTATCTACTTTCTCTACAATGGAGCAGTATCCTTATATTTCTAAACGTTTTGCTTTACAAAGATTCTTAGGATTAACTGAAGAAGAAATCAAAGAAAACGAAAAACTATGGCGTGAAGAACAAAACAAAGATCAAACTCAAGAACCTAAAGGATCTGATTTACGAAATATTGGTGTTAGTGTGGGCGACATAGAAACAGACCAAGAAACTGCGGCAGATTTGGAAACTCCTGAACCTGAAGGGGAAGTACCAGGTATGGAAGTAACACCTCCCGTAGCAGGAGGAACTCCTGGCGCTGCACCAGCACCACAAGCAGCACCTGGAGCCATTTAAGATAAATAGTTTTATGAAACTTTTTGAGATGTTTGAACCTCCTATCGCTGGATACCAAGATGTTGAAACAGACAACAGTAAGCCACGCTGGCGAGAATCCCGCAAAACTAAGCTAACACTAAAGCAAATTCGTAAGCTTAGAAAGATGATGGATGTTAGAAATTTTGAAAAGAAACAATACATAAAGAAAGTTCACGAACAATACGGTGCAGCAGCCGCAGCACAAGAATCAGCAGCACCTACGCTATAAATCTTCGCAACGAAGATAAATTTGCATGTTTTGACTAAAAACGCGAAAAAACTATACTTATTGCGTACTTTTTCCTGATACAGTGTAAATACCTATTACAAAGCCATTCTATTCAGGAGAAATATACATGGACAACAAAAAATTTGAACAGCTTATTGAACTAATAATCAATGAGAATGAAGAACAAGCTCGTGCCTTATTTCACGACATCGTTGTTGAAAAATCCCGTGAGATTTATGAATCAATGATGGACGAGGAAATGGACGAGGGTATGGGCGGTCAAGTAGGCGATTTGATGGATGAAATCAACGCTGAAGAAGCAGGTGGCATGACCGAAGAGGAAGAGTCAGATGAAGATGTCGAAGATATCGAAATGGATGACGAAGTAGAAATGGATGCTGACGATTCCGAAGATATGGGTGGTGAAGAAGACCTAGAAGATCGGGTAGTTGACCTAGAAGATAAATTAGACCAGCTAATGGCTGAATTTGAATCCATTATGGGTGACGAAGAAGGCGAGGAAATGGACATGGATATGGAAGCCGGCGATGAAGAAGGCGAAGAAATGGACATGGATATGGACATGGAAGCTGGCGACGAAGAAGAAGTTATGGAAGCAGTTCAGCTACAGAAAGTTTCTGTAACACATGGTGACAACGGCGTTCAAACAAAGAGCCCTGGTCTACAAAATAGTGGTCAAGCTGGAATGGATAGCAAGCCTGTTAAATTCGCAGGTGACGCAGAAGCCGATCCAAAAGGACCAAAAGGACCAACAAATGCTTATGCTAAAGGTGAAACACAAGTCAAAGGCGCAGGCCAGTTCAAAAATGCTCCTGGACACAAATCACAAGACTTAGCATCAGCACCAAAGCCAAAGCATGGTGATGACGGCGCTAACACAAAGAGCCCAGTTGCTGAGTCACGCAAAGTAACAAAGAAGATTGTTAAGTAAGGATATCTGAAATAATGGCTTTGTACTTAAGAGAAAATCTAACATTCGACCACGCTAAAATCGTGGTCGAATCAGCCGAAGATGGAACAGGAAAATCCCTTTATATGAAGGGAATTTTCATTCAGGGCGGAGTAAAAAACGCAAATGAGCGTGTTTATCCAGTCAACGAAATCAATAATGCTGTAGAAACTCTTAATAAACAAATTTCAGAGGGTTATTCGGTTCTGGGTGAAGTAGATCACCCAGACGACCTCAAAATCAATTTGGACCGTGTATCGCATATGATAACAAGTATGTGGATGGACGGTCCAAATGGTTTTGGAAAACTAAAGATTCTGCCAACTCCAATGGGTCAGTTAGTAAAGACTATGTTGGAGAGTGGTGTAAAATTAGGCGTATCTAGTCGTGGATCAGGTAATGTAAGCGAAGCGGATGGCCGAGTCAGTGACTTTGAAATAGTTACTGTGGATATTGTTGCTCAACCAAGTGCCCCTAATGCTTATCCTAAAGCAATTTATGAAGGTGTCATGAATATGAAATACGGACATAAAACGCTACAGGTAGCAAAAGAAGCTCAGGGCAACAAAAAGGTAGAAAAATTCTTAAAAGAGGAAGTCATGCGCCTCATTAAGGATCTCAAAATAAAATAAGGGGAAAGTGATATGCTAGACGCAATCAAACCGTTACTTGAAAGTGGGTTAATCAACGAAGATGTTGGACAAGCACTAAATGAGGCTTGGACACAAAAGTTGAATGAAGCTCGCGAACAAGTTCGTGCTGAACTACGCGAAGAGTTCGCACAAAAGTATGAACATGATCGTACAATAATGGTTGAAGCTCTAGATAAGATGGTAACAGAAACCTTACAGGGTGAAATTGCAGAATTTCACGCTGAAAAGCAGGCAATGAACGAAGATCGTGTACAAGCACAGATGAAACTTCGTGAAAGCGCAAGTAAATTCAATGAATTCATGGTTACAAAACTAGCTGAAGAAATCAAAGAACTACGTGCCGATCGCAAGATTCAAAAAGAAAGTCAACAAAAGCTAGAACAATTTATTGTTCACGCTCTTGCTCGCGAAATCAAAGAATTCGCACAAGACAAGCAAGCTGTTGTTGAAGCTAAGGTTAAACTTGTTGCTGAAGGTCGCAAACAACTTGAAGCACTAAAAGCTAAATTCGTAGCTGAAAGTGCTAAGAGAATGAATGCAGTAGTTACATCTCATCTAAAGGGTGAATTAAACCAATTAAAAGAGGATATCAAAGTTGCTCGCGAGAACAGTTTTGGTCGTCGTCTATTTGAAGCATTTGCTAGCGAGTTCTCATCAACTCATCTAAACGAGAAAGTTGAAACACGCAAGTTGCTACAAGCACTTGCTGAGAAAGAAGAACAATTAGCTGAAGCTAAACAAGTTATCAACCAAACAACAAAATTGGTTGAAAGTAAAGAACGTGAAGTTCGGATCATTCGCGAGTCAACTCAGCGTGAAAAGGTAATGGGCGATCTGTTATCTACTCTAAATGCTGAAAAGGCTTCAGTAATGAAGAACTTACTAGAAAGCGTACAGACACCTCGTCTACAAGCCGCTTTTGACAAGTATTTGCCAGCAGTTCTAAACGCTGGCAGCGAAAAGAAAACACAAAAGTCTATGATCGCTGAAAGCGTTACAGAAGTAACTGGTAATAAAACTGCCAAGAAAGTAGAAGTTGAAGTTGAAGAACGTGATAACGTCATCGACATCAAACGTCTGGCAGGGCTTTAATTTAAAGACAGAATAAAGGAGATCAAATAAATGTCTAAAGTTTTATTAGAAAGCCGTTGGGGCGAGACCAAAGAAGCTCTGCTAGAAGGCTTAAAAGGCACTCGCCGTTCAACAATGGGTGTTATCCTAGAAAACACCAAAAAGCAGCTACTAGCTGAAAGTACAGCTGGTACAACAACTGCAGGTAATATCGCAACTCTAAATCGCGTTATTCTTCCAGTTATCCGTCGTGTAATGCCAACAGTTATCGCTAACGAGCTAGTTGGTGTTCAGCCAATGACAGGTCCAGTAGGTCAGATTCACACTCTACGTGTTCGCTACGCTCAGTCATTGCAAGACAATTCAGCAGCACAGACATCAGTTGTAGCTGGTGAAGAAGCTCTATCACCATTCAAGATTGCTCAGGCATACTCACGTACACCTCAGGCAGTTGGCACAGCAGACAGCTACACCGCTGCTCCAACAGCTAGCCTAGAAGGTAACGGTGGTAAGCAGATCAGCGTTCAGATTCTACGTCAAGCTGTTGAAGCTAAGTCACGTAAGTTGCAAGCTCGCTGGACATTCGAAGCCGCTCAAGACGCACAGTCACAGCATGGCATCGACGTTGAAGCAGAAATCATGGCTGCTCTAGCACAAGAGATTACTGCTGAAATCGACCAAGAGATTCTACTATCACTACGTACTCTAGCAACAACAGAGTTCACATACAACCAAGCTACCGTTTCAGGTACAGCTACATACGTTGGTGACGAACACGCTGCTCTAGCTGTTCTAATTAACCGTGTTGCAAACTTGATCGCACAACGCACACGCCGTGGTGCAGGTAACTGGGCAGTTGTTTCAAGTGCTGCGCTAACTGTTCTACAGTCAGCAACAACATCAGCATTTGCACGTACAACAGAAGGTACATTTGAAGCACCAACAAACACAAAATTCGTCGGTACACTAAACGGCGCAATGCGTGTTTTCGTTGACTCATATGCTCCTGACACAAC